CGGAGTCGCCAAAGAGCTAGGCATGTCCCTCAGCGCAGTCCGGGCCACCATGACCGCCGAAGAACTGATCGGCTGGAGCGCCTACTTCCAGATCCTCAACGAGGACCAGCAAAAAGAGCTGGAAAAGGCCAAAAGCCGCCGCTAACCCCGGCGGCTTTTTCATCTGTAGACTGGCTATACGCTCCGACGGACGTACGTGGCCGAGTACGACGCCAAAATTGTAGTAAGCGCCGATACTCGTCGGGCCGACACAAGCCTCGACAAACTTCAGGCCAAACTCGACCAGCTGGCAAAGACAGCCAGCGGCGTTGGCACTGGCTCGATCCAGGGTGGTATCCGTGCAGCTACACAAGGCATCCAGAATTTTGGTCAGGAAGCAAAAAATGTCCTGTCCAGAGGTCTATTTACTGGCGCAATCTTAGGTGTCGGACAACTCAGCGCCTCAATATCTACAGCCACAGCAAGCTTAGGACCCTTAACAGGAGCTGTTCGAGCTGCTGGTTCAGCGTTTAACAGCTCGCTTGGCGGTGTTCCGGCCGTTGTCGGCGACATCCTTTCTCAAATCGGCCACATTCCCAATGCAATGGGATTGGCCACTGTCGCTGCAATGGCTTTCGCGCCGCAGCTACTCAAGGCCAGCTCCGCAGCCGTGGGCCTCGGCAGCGCAATCGACAAAGCGATTGGCGCCCAAACAGTAACAAATATCGCGGGTATCGTAACCGGCTTAAACAAAGTTGAAGAGACGATCAAACGCACCGCAGCTCCCATGGAGTTGTTGCGTGCCGAACTGTCCCAAGCAAAACAAGAACTCGACAAATATGTATCTTTCACGCAGGAATCTGTTGTAGCAGCGAATCAGCTGTTAGCCGTCGAAAAAATGCTGACGGCAGAAAAAAGAGCGCAGAATGCTTTGCTTGGAGCGGTTGATCCTAACGCCGCCCGCCGCCTACAACTGCAGCAACGAATCGCCCGGATCCGCCGCGGCGAAGAAGGTGGTTCGGCCGCTTTCCGCGAATCCATCGCCCGCCAAGCGCAAATACGCGAAGCCGGTTCCCGCTCCCTCTACATGCGGGCCGAAGGTCGCGTCGCCCTTAGCGAGCAATCCACCGCAGCTGCCGAAACCGCCCGTCAAATCGAAAAACTAAACGACCGGCAACGCGACTTCATCGCTCGCACAGACGAAGCAGCCCAGGCCGCCAACCGTCAAACCGCAGCGTTCCTGCGTCAACAGCGCATAGCCAAACAGGTCGCCGCCCTCAACCTTGCGGCACCAGCAGCCCAACTGATGCTGCCGGCCGCAGCCCCCGGCTCCCCCGCTATGTCCGGTGGCGCCCGCCGCCGCATAACTGGCCAGGTCGAACGCCTCGGTGGCCGGCCTGGCCGTGGTCGGACTCTCGACGAAGCCCAGGCCACGTTGCGCCTTGCTCAGGCCAACACCCAACTGGCGCAAAGCACAAAGAAAGTAGACGCCGAATTCAACCGTTTCCTCCCAGACACCAACCTCCTCAACGCAACCGCCCGAGGCATCCAACGCATCCAAACAAACCAAGAAGCCTTTAACGAGTCGCTTGCTCGGGGAACTCGCTTCCAACAACGATACAACCAAGAACAAGAACGTCTACGCCGACTAGGCATTGGCGTCCCATCTATGAATATGCCCGGTGCTACGGGACGCACCGCGGGACCCTTCCCTGTAGAAGGGCCCATTCCTCTATCTCAATTCGGCAGACGCCCACAAGCCGCAGCCCCAGGTAGACGAGGTACCAATCGCCTCGGCGGTGTCGTCAGCAACGCCGTAATCGGTGGCGCCTTCCCGCTACTGTTCGGTCAAGGCGGTGGAGCCGCAACCGGCGGCGCACTCGGCGGCGCACTTGGTGGTCTCCTCGGCGGCACCGGCGGCTTCGCTGGTTCTCTCCTTGGAACGCTCCTTGGCGGTATCGCTGAACAAGGCGGAAAAATCAAAGAACTCGCCGCCGACATCGGCTTCAGCGCAGAACAAACACGCAACCTTCAGGAAGCCTTCAAACTTGCTGGTACTGACGCCGAAAAGTTTACCGCTGCTGTCCAGAATATTCGGGGTCTAGGTCTAGAGTTAAACGACCAAGCAAGTGTTGTTCAAGCACTTACCCAACTAACTGCTGCTTACGGTGGATCTATTGATAAGACTGCCAATGCTTTTACATCTGCGCTTGAATCCGGAAAAGTAACACAAGCCACATTAAATCAGCTCACAAGTCAAAACATACCAATACAGGATAAGTTAGCAGCTTCCTACAATGTTACGCGCAGCGAATTGCTGCAAATGGCCAAAGACGGCAAAATTTCCGTACAAGATCTTGCCAATGCTTTTGTAGACCTTGCCAATGAAAGCGCTAAAGGACCAGGAAAAACGCGCACCGCCTATGAAGAAGCGTTTGAACAAATAAGTCTTGCTGTAGATAATTTAACAACAAAAATTATAGCTAGTTTCGATTTACAAGCCGACAAAGCTCAAAGTACCGGAGAAACACTGGTAACCCGTATTGCCGGAGCTTTTACCAACATACTCAGAAGTATCGAACCTGTTGTCCTACTACTTTCTCAAACAACAGGCGCACTTGTAAATCTTGGTATATCAGCAGTTAACGCCCTCTCGGGTATTCCAAATTTAATCAGTAATGTAACTTCTTCCGTTATCGGGATGATCCCTGGTTTAGGGGCATCGTACAAAATTCTTTCTGCTATAGCAGCTCTGAGACAAAACGGCGGTAGAGCCCCTGGTATTGCATCGCCTACTAACTTGAACCAGGGCATGAGCCAGAACTGGCCTGCAGGTATTCCACGCCCCGGCACAACTCCTCAGATAGATCGTATCCGCGTACCGTCCCAACTACCTTCCGAGGGAAGCACCGGCGCAAAACCCAAAAAAGACAAAACGGCCGAAGAACTCCAGCGCTCCCTGGAACAAGGAAGAGCCCTTGCCCAAGAATTTGCACGTCAAGTAAAACTACTAAACACAACCACAGACATCGAGCGTAAGCGTCTTCAGATTCAGTTTGACTTTGAGGACAGGCAGAAACAAATTTCAGAACTTAAAAACGCCGAACAACGTACGTCTCTAACAACGCAAAACCAAGAAATTCGGCGCTTGGAACTAATTGATCTCCAGACTGAAGCGCTGAAGAAACAGACAGACGAAGCTGAAAAATTATTTGATATAATAATTCAAGGTTACAACTTCGGTATCAGCCGCGAGGGCGGCACCGGAGCCGGTATTTTTGGTAAATTATCGGAATTAAAGCAAAATTTAGATCCTGTAAAAGTCCAAGTAGATAGTATTGCAACAGGAGCAACCGTAATTGGAGATGCTTTTAGTCTTGCGTTCGGTGAAATTATTAGCGGCGCAAAATCTACAGAGCAAGCACTGGCAGACACATTCCAGCAAATCGGAGATGCCTTCATAAATATGGCTCTAAATATCATCGCTCAGCAGATGACGATGATTATTCTTGGCAGCATATTGAAGGCCTTAGGCCTAGGCTTCAATCTTTCTGGTACTAATGCACTTTCCACTGGTTCGAGTCCGCTTGGGGGAATTGGTGGAAGCCTTGGCGGTGCTGGTTACGGAGGCGTCAGCGGTATTACGCCGATAGGACCATCTTTCGGGGGAGCTACTTTCCCGGCCTTTTTTGCCGATGGCGGCTTCGTTACAGGTCCTACAAACGCCGTGGTTGGTGAGGGCGGCCAAGCTGAGTACATCATCCCCGCCAGCAAGATGCGTTCCGCCATGAGCCGGTATGCTGCTGGCGCACGCGGCTCTGCGGTAATCCCTGCTGGCGACGACACCAGCAGCGGCGGCGGCACCGCCACAATGGCACCAGCCGCCATCGACGTGCGCTACACAGTGGAACGCATCAACTCCGTTGATTACGTCACCGCCGACCAGTTCCGCACTGGCATGGCCCAAGCCGCACAACAAGGTGCCACGCAAGGCGAACAGCGCACCCTGCGCCGTCTGCAGCAGTCCCGCGCCACCCGTAGCCGCCTCGGCATGAACTGATGGACACCAGCTTCAAGACTGAAATAGCCCTAGGTCACATGCTGACGGCCAAGCCCCGCACGGCTGGCGCCGCCCCGCTTTACTTCCAGAACTTCTGGATCAACGAAAACGTCGCCTACAACGGCAACACCCACGGCTTCCTGCCTTTCGGCTTCTCTGGCGTCACTGTCAACCGCAGCGGCGACAACCAGTCCACGCAACTGGCGCTACCTAACAACTCGCTCAGCCGTAGCTGGGCCTCAACGCTGGTCGATGGTAGCTGGGTGGTGCTGGTGGACATGCTGATGCTCAACCCCGACAACAAGGCCGATTACCGTGTGCTCAGCTCCTACGCAGGTCAAGTGGCTGGTGCCATCTGGAGCGACGCCGAACTCCGCTTGGAGATCTCCTCTGTCATCGACGCAGTTGGTGGCGACGTACCAAGACGCCGCATCACTGAAGACGTGTTTGGCCCGCTGCCCACCACTGCGCAGGTCCGCCTGAGCTGATGTACGACCTGATCGGTCGTCCGTACCGCCTCGGCGCAGACGGCACCGACCCTGATGGCGCCATCGACTGCATCCACCTCGTCTACACAGCCCTCGATCGCCTCGGCATCACCACTCCCGCCTTCGACCTCTGCTGGTACGACGCGCCGCCTCGCCAAATTCTCAAGGCTATCCACGGCTGGGGACGCCGCGTGCTAGATCCTTTGTATGATGGAGACGTGGTTCTCCTACCACACAAGAATTACGCTTTCGGGACAGTTTGGCAGGACGGCATCCTCTACATAACAGCCAGTCTGCAAGCGGCCACCTGGCACCCGCTTACGGCGTTTCCTGCACTCCGCTGCTACCGCAGCAACTGCTCCCTTACGAGCGCCAGTTAGCCGAAGAGCTGGGCTGCACCGAACAGGAATACCTCCAGTTCAAGCAACGCATCGACTGGCTGAGCCGCGAACGTCCGGCAGAGTATGCCCATATTCCGGACATTGAGAACGATGTTGTCTCTGTCATTGTTTCACTTGTCCTTGGCTTGGTATTCCAAGGCATTGGGATGTTACTGGCTCCCAAGCCGCCATCGGCGCCCAAAGGGATTGAAAACCGGCAGCTCGACAGCATCGTCGGCCGTGACCGCTTTGCCCCGACATACGGCTTCCAGGCCAGCCAAGAACTAAGCCGCTACGGCGAAACGATTCCCATTGTCTTCACCAGGCAAAAGTACGTTCAGCTCCCTCCCAGCCGCAGCGACTTCTCCTACGTCGGCGGCATCATGGTCGCCCCCAAGCTGGTGTGGAGCCGCATGTACTCCCACGGCAGCTACCAATCCGTCGACTTGGTCTTCCTGCTGGGACAGTCTCCTGTATCCAGAGGGCCATACGACACAGAAGCAGCCCGCAACGAAGACCGCGCCGGTATTTACATCGGCCAAGCCCCTCTCGATGCACTCCAAGAATCCGACTTCCGGTGGTATTACTACTCCGGCGGCGAGCCAGTACCGAATAGCTCTGACTATCGACCGGCAACATTTGAAGGCAACAAAAATACAACTGGGCAAAGCAGGCTGCTGGGACTTCATCGCCGATACGGAGATTTCTGGATTGGCGAAGGCGAACGCGACAACGCATTTAGAAACCACACATTTAGCGGCCTGGAAAGCACAGGGTTTAGCCATGCTTATTCCTTGACTAATCGCGCCGTTTTTGGCGTGTATAACGGCTTGCCGAACGGCACGCCCTATCGCCTTAACTGGGAAATCGTGCCCTATCCCGGCGCATCTTCGGAACAGGCTGGTCAAACCCCAGTGGCTAAGCGCTTCCAGATCGCCGGCAACCCCAAGATGGCCGGTGTGGGACGCAACTATGCTCGCCAGTTCGGAATCGTCGAGCACATAAGAAACGGGCAGGTGACAACTGCACCAGGCGATCGAAGCCAAGGCTTAAAAGTAGACACGCAAGTAGGCGATCAAATCACGATCATCTACAACGAGGGCCGCGTCAGGGACGAGCTTTACTACGACAACAACAACCCCAACATTGTTGCGAATAAAAACCGCAACACAGGTGATGGCTTTTTGTATGCCAACCCCGATGTTAATGCCGTGGACAACCGGCAGGTGCGCGACGCCATCCAAGCCGAACACGAACAGCAAGATGACTTACTGAAGATCGGCACCAAATGGATGATTGGTAACTGTATTTTTCAAGTTACCGCCAGAAATCCAGCCAATACAATATACGATCGCAGCGACTTACAGCCTCGCACTGTTACTTTGGTATGCAAAGAAGTCTTCGATGGGACAGTCGGGAAGGTCGGCGTGTGTCACCGTGGTTTCGTCAACACCGAAACCAACCTCCCAGAAGGGCCAGACGGGGCAATCTATGACATCGGCCAAGCCTGGTTCCCAATCTGCAAAGCTGACATTGCATCGTTCCAAAATAGCCGTAGCTGCAACGTCACTGAAATCGGCATAAAGAGCAACGTCTGGAACAAACTAAACGGCATTTGCAATTTCAAGTCGGTACCCAACGTAACAAAACTACGGGATTACGACGTTCAAAACATTGCATTAACCGCTGGAACAAACCAGTCGTACATACAGCGAGCCTCGTTCTTCGACGTTTACGTCAGGCCTGCCAATCAGTCATACGCTTTTAATCAGGGCTGGGAAAAATTAAATGACCATCCCTTTGCGGTGGTTGGATCAGCCCCGCAAGATCAGTTCAACTTTATCCGCATTGCCCATGGATTCGGGCAGTACGAATTCAGACTGCGCCCTGTCACTTCAGGCGAAATCAATCAAATACGCAATGCCGACGGTTCCTACACAAAAGCAACCATCAATGGCATAACCGTAGAAGGCCCCTGCTACCGACTCTATGTAGAAGGCGCTGTTCCTTATGCTGAAGGCCAGTACATTTCGCAAACAAAAACAACAAACTACGGGCTGTTCACACTGTACATGATGGCAAAGCCTGCCAGCGTAAAAGAACTGGCACTGGCGCCGGAAATGATCAGCAATCCCGTGTATCAAGGAGGGGCATCAACATACACTCCTCCCCCATCGCGTGTCCGGTTCCTTAAGGCAGTAGCCTCAGATGCGCAGGACATAAACGCAAATGGATTCCGTATCAGCAACGGTATCGCTAAAGCCATCGACAAAGATCCAGACCCCCGAGGACCAGAACATAATATCTTCCATGGCACTCCAGTTATTACACGCTTCCCTTTTAATGTCGGGGGTATCTACACATTTTCCGAAGCAGATAGCACTGCGTTCCGGCATGACCAGGATGGTCGCGTTGTGCGACTAAAGATGAAGCTGCGCTTGTACACCACGCCAGAAAACATAACAGCTACAAACTTCCTGAGTCACTGGTGGGAAATTGTAGAGCCAGACAACATCGAAATTTTGCAGTTGACCGGCAGTTGGACTGGCAACGAAATCTTTGTCATTCGTAGC